CTTGGCGGGTTCCATGACAGCACTAGGGACTAGTCCTGCAATACTATCCAATACCACTACTCCTACCCCCGCTTTCATTAATCGTCTAGCGATACCGAAGGCTTCTTCACCTGTAGTAGGTTGGGCAACTAATATATTGTCAGTATCTACTCCACACTTCGCCATCCATTCGTTATCCCAGGACAACTCTGTGTCTATCCATCCAGCGGTTCCTCCTTCAAGCTGAACATTTTTGCATATCTGAGAAGCTAAATAAGATTTACCTACATTATTTGCCCCATACAATATAGTCATTCTCTTTTTAGGTATGCCCCCACCCGTTAAACGGTCTAAGGCAGGAATCCCAAAAGGTATCCGTCCATACTCAAACTCTGGACTATTACCTCTCCGTAAACCTAAATCTTTATCTCCCAATAATTGATTAATTACTTCTTCAGCCGAATTTTTCAAACTTATTTCCCCCCGTCTAATAGGCCATCTACTTGGGAATCTATCTTAGTCTTAAGCACATCCCACACTTGGTCAGCAGTATTTCCTGCATCTGCTAACTGTTCATCTAAAGGTAACTCTGTATCAATTTGGTCAATAGATAAATCAATTCGGCCATATTGGTTTGTTGACAAATCCCCTACCCTAAATGTAAACCCTAAGTGCATACTTACTTTAGCCATTCTTATGTGCCTCCTTTTGTCTTCTTTTCATTTTGATTATTCGCTGTACTCTTTTTTTCTCTTCAATATACTCTGGTGTTTTACGGTATTCCTTGCGCTTTTGCAACTCTGCTTTTCTAGCTAAATTATGTGCCTCATAAATAGCTCTTTCTTCAGCAGAGGGTGGGTAGGCTGGCCCATAATGCCACCCATACTTTTCAGCCGTTTTAATATCGCACTTGAGAGAATGCTGTTCTTTCGGTGTTCTCTTTTTACCACAAGGGTTACAATGTACAGGTGTGTTTAAGAACTTTTTATATGCCTCTCTTTGTTTCCATCTTTTGTATGCTTGTGCTTTTCGTATAACTTCATCCCTATCTCGTTTCTGAGTAGCCTCATATTTTTCCATATCCCATTTTAGAAGGTCTGGATGAGGTAGTGTGAATGGCATAGTATTATCTTCCATCCATGATGGTTCACGCCATTTCTTAGCTTTATCCCAATTCAGCTTGGTCATTGATATCTCCTACTCCACATTATATACGTGCCATTCAGTGAGAGGTACATCATAAAAATATTCCCCCGTTGAAACAAACCGATTTGGGATTTCTACTTGAGGATATGTAAGAATTACCTCACTGGCACAAAGCATAATTCTATCACATTCTACATTAACTATCGCATAGACCATATCCGGTTTTAAAAATTTCGTTTTGCGTTCAGGAATATGAACTGTTGGGTGGGGCCATGTAGTGTGCCAAGTAGACCTTCGTTCTACTTCATAGGTTCTATTCCTATTCTTCACTAATATGTCCACTCCATATGGGTTCGGGTTTTCTTCTGCCTCTACATTCATACGCTTTAAAAGTTTTAATACTGCTTGCTTACCTATAGAATCATTAGCTTCATGACTCTGTGGATTAAAACATTTTCTAGTTTTCATATAGTTAACTCCAATCTATGTATTCCTCTAGTGTAGCACAGACCGATTCTTGTGTCAAGCCAAACTTAGCCCAATCTTTCTTAGCGGCCCAAGACCCTTGACATACATCTATATCAATCTTGAGTGGAATGTTTAAACTATTGTTTTCTAGAAGTGTTTGGATTTCAAGTGGTACCTCACATATTTCATCATCATGAATTTCACAAATGATTTCATCATGGACTTGCAATAAGATATTACTTTTTTTATTTTTGAGGTATTCATATACTTTAACCATCCTTTCATTTAAAATATCCGCACTAGTCCCTTGGACTAGGTAATTGACCCCTTTATAAGCTAAATCGGAAGGAATTTTATATAGTCTTCCGTATCTATTCCTCACCCATCCCCGTTGCTCAATAGTATGTGTTACCCTATCAATAAAATCTTTAGCCCCTTCAATACCCTGAAAATATTTTCGCTTATAAATTGCGGCTTCTTTTGGAGAAGTACGTAATTGTAATGCTAACCGTTTATTACCAATTCCATAAATAATTCCAAAGGTAATATTCTTTGCCATTTGTCTATAAAACTTAAATTCGGGGTGGTCTTCCTTTATAGCAAAGGCATTCTTAGCAGTCTCTCCATGAAAATCAATATCTTCCTTACGCATTAACTCATCCATTACTGCGTTTTGAAGGTAACTAAGAAAGACTCGGACTTCCATTTGAGAATAGTCAAACCCAACTAGATTGTAGTTTGGTCGAGGGACAAACAATCTCCGAATAGCTATTTGATGTTCATTAGATTCATCAAAAGATTCATCCCCGACAAAGCCCCATGTATCCAATACCTCTTCTTCTAAATCGGGAAAGACAGTACCTCCCTTGGTTGCAATAATGGCTTCAATACGACCTTTAATAACGTCTCTTTCTTCATTTGTTAATTCTTTATCTGCTAAATTAAAATGAGTTCTAGGGATGTTCTGAAGGTTGGGGTTTCGTGAAGACAACCTACCTGTAATAACTACCCAATTACAAAAAGTGGTGTGCAAAATTTTTGTGTCTACATAAGGTTCTAAATACGTGGTTTTTAATTTCTCTAAAGATCTATACTGTCTAATTAATCCCGCAATAGGATTATTAATTTGGACTAGTGCGGCCTCTCCCCAAGATTCTTTTCCCTTAGGAGTTGTAGTAGGAGAATGTATACCCAATTCATTGAACACTTCACCTACTTGTTGAGAACTACTTATATTAAATTCATTGCCGGTTAATTTCCATATACGGTCTGAAACTTCCTCCCTACGTTGGTCTATTTTCATCATTGCATTGACCGCATACTCATTATCAATATTAATTCCCCGACCCTCCATATCATATAAAACAGTCGTTAATTGTACTTCTAAGTCAGCTATGGATTCCTGCCCCATTTTTTCAATTTGACTCATACAAGATTTATACAAGTCAAATGTCCAATAAACATCTTGTTCACAATATGGCCCCAATATATCTACAGGAGCCATAGAGAAGTCTTTATTCCATTTATTGTCCTTTAGGTATTTCTTAGTTTTGATGTCATACGAAGCTTCTTCTTCGCCATAATACCTTTTAATAGTTTCTGTTAATCCAAACTCTCTCACTTCTGTATCAGCACATAATCGTACTAACACAATAACATCTATGAGTTTCTGACCATTAACTCTTAACCCGTCTTTTTCTAAGAACCTTAAATCGAATTTCATGTTGTATCCAAGTAGAGTCTGTACTCGATTCAAGTATATGATAAACTCACCCAATAAGGTACTATCTAAATTAGTTCCTTGGTGATGCCTAAATGGAAAGTAATAGGTATCAGTTTTAGTAGGTCTATGCTCTCTAGTATCGTTAGATAAGAGTGGCCCATAACCCAATACTCCCACTCCACATATTTGATTGTATGCATACGGGTCTAGTCCATTAGTTTCGACATCTACACACCATGTACCATAGTTGCTTAACGTCTCTATAACCGTATTAAAGTTTTCTTTAGTTACTATCATTTATCTTCACTTCTATTTTCGCTTTACTTAACATGCCCCGAACTCGTCCATCCACATAGTCTTCTAATGCTATTATCTTTTTAACGTTACTGTTGGCAAACATTTTACCACAGGTGAAGCACGGTGTTACAGTCATGTAGGCAGTTAATGCATCATCAGACCGTAACTGTAAAAAGGCATTTACTTCTGCATGTATGGCTTCACAAAACTCTAATCCTTCTCCTGTGGGGTACGATGCTCCAAGACAGGGTGTATCAATACAATGAGTAAACCCTGTCGGAACACCGTTGTACCCCGTTGCTACAATGTGGTTCTTACTGTCTACTAAGACGCAACCAACTTGTCTGCGTGGACAAGTACTTCGTTGTGCCACAGTTTTAGCAATTTGCAAGAAGTACTCATCCGTAGCTAATCTAGGGGGCATTAAAACAAATCTAGATTAGAAGATTCAGATTTAATTTCTGTTTCTCCGTCACCAGTAGACGGGCCAGGACTCCACAAAGCCCCATACCGTTCTTGAAAATATTCTTGAATGGTGGGCAATTCATACGCCTCATCTTTTTTATCTGCGGGGATGCCTTCATCCCTAGTCGTTGCAGCTATGGCATACGAAGTATCCCTCATCCCAGCCCCAGTACGCTTAATTCGCATTACTCCCTTATTCAAAGAATTCCAATCATTATACACATCAACCAATTGATTCCATAGATAATCGTTACGCCCAAATCCTAGGCAAATAACTTTATATTCATTGACAACTTCCTTAAATAGCTTTCGCCCACCTGGGCCTTGTATCTCTTCCCAACTGTCGTTCCGCCTTTCCGCATGAATTATCTCATGGACATATCCCCAAAAAGCGAATTTTCTAGATGGCCGAGCCTCTGCCGGTACCGCACTTAAATCCACGCCATCAGCATTTAAGAGGTTAACAAACCTATTGCCTTGCCTAAAGGTATACAAAGATACCTCATCTAGATTGGCATCGTTATCTTCACCTGTAGCTATTGATGTTACAAACGCTTGGTCACCATCCTTAAACCATACTTCCCTAAAAGGGACTGTTGCCCTTGATGCTGCTTCTTCCCTACTTTCTTCTCTAAGACTTTGAATACGACTTATTCCACTCATAATAATCTCCTTCAATTTAAATTTACCATATATCTCTATTTTGTATTATAGCTTTTAGCTCTCTTTCATTTTTTATATCTTGAACATCTTTCACTCCTTTCGGCAATTTTGTATATGATACCACAAAATTTTGCGACATGCAAGCCATTAATCGTTCTGTTCCTTTTTGACCGGCTTCATCGTTATCCAAACATATAACTAATTCCTCAACAGGAAGTTTAGAAAGTAACTCTTCTTGAGTCTTGGATAGGGTAGCCCCTAAAATAGCTACTGAAGAAAATCCATTTTGATGTAACCAAATAGTATCTAAGCTTCCTTCAGTAACGCATACAAAAGAACTGTTCCGTAGATGATTAATTCCAAATAAATGTTTGGATTTTTTAAATCCTTTAGAATATAAATATTTAGGGACTGCATTAGGTCTACGGGATACCCACCCTTTTAATTCTTCAGCCTTAGTAAAAATAGGAATAATTAAATCATCATACCTATTCGTACCACATCCCCACTTTTCTAATTCTTCCTGAACAAACCCCCTTTTCAAAGCCCATGTAGGATAAGTATATTCACGAAAATCTTCGGGATAAGTTAGAGATTCTTGTTCATCTTCCAATTCAAAATTAGTAACGAAGTTAAAATCTAACTCTACCTCTTTATCTCCTAAATATTTTTCTATATCCAGTAAAGAGGTGTGCCAATACTTACTGAGGAAAGATTTTAATGACCCTTGTCCACAACCAGCGAAGCATATCCATACACCTTTATCAGTATTGATAGATAAAGATGAGACTCTATCATCATGTAAGGGGCAGACTACACTTACCTCAGACTTTTCTATAGGGATTGGGAGTCCAGCATCTATAAGAATATTAGTCCAATTCATTAGTATTCAGTACTTCCAAAATATTTACTGCCCACTTCTTCAATATATCCTCTATCTACATCCCATTCTAGTAATGACATATCTAAGTCTAATTCTCCGTCTCTATATTTTTGATATTGAATCACCCGTTTTTGAGAATCATTCTCTACTCTTGCCATTGACAAAGTTACATCTGACGCTCTAAGTAATGCATCACCGAAGGCTACCGTTTCAGGTTGGGGCGGGACATAAACATTGGCAGCATCCCTGTTTGCCTGAGTAGTTACAAACATGGATACATTTTGGGAAAGGCATAATCCTTTCATAGCATAGAATAACGCATGGGACTGCTCCCACATAGCTTTAGTTGTAGTTAATCCAGAAGTGATTAAATAAATACCATCTAATACTACAAATGCTGGAGTATGTTTTCTAACTAACCCCGCAATTCCCTCTACCGTAATGGAGCCTTCCCCATTTATGTGATCACATACTAATAGACTTGGAGAATTTTCATTAGTAAGGGTTTCTAAAAACTCTTTATATACTTCCACATCTATTGGGTCACCATTTCTAAGAGCCTTATGAGACAATGTATAGCCCATTAGATTTGCCATAACTACATCAGCCCTTAAATTAATGGCTGATACAGGCATTTCAGTAGATACTAGCAAAGTTTTATGCCCAGATAAGGCAGAAATAGCTGCTACCAAGACACTCATCCAGGTTTTGCCTACAGTAGGTCTGGCAAATAAAGAAATCAATTCACCAGGAAGCCATCCTACCCCAAGATTGTTAAGAGTTTTAAAAGGGGTTTTAATACCCATCAATCCATCCCCCATCTGCCGTTTGACTGTTCGGTGTTGCCAGTCAGCTAACCTATCTAGCGAATGTCCGTTGTTATAT